TTTTGTAACAGCAGAGATAGAAGACGTATCTACTGCATCTAGTACATTCGTACCAGTGCCTGACGGTGGACGAGTAATTAAAATTATATCTGCACTACAAGGTGCTATTAGTGGTGGTAATGCTGCAGTTTCTTTTGAAATTGGTGGTACAGCTATTACTGGTGGTGGCATAACAGTTGCTCACTCAGGTTCAGCAGCAGGTGATGTAGATTCAGCAGAACCAACAGCAGCTAATAGAGTTGAAGAAAATGGAACTATCGAAATGATAACAGATGGTGGCTCTACAGGAACAGCTAAATTATTAGTAACATTTGTAGTTAGGAGATAAGCATGTCAAGAATGAGAGTAACAAATACTATCGTAAGAGGTGTTACTGCTACATCTCAACAATCTACAGCTACTGATGCAAATACTGAATATGTTAGAATTGTATCTGATACAGATGGAGTCCATATAGCTTTTGGTGCATCACCAACAGCAACAACAAGTACAACAATACTTGGCGCATATGACCCTGAAATATTTAAGATTGATGGTGGTATGAAAGTAGCTGCAATACTTGCAAGTGGAACAGGTAACATTTATATAGATGAGTTAAGCGAATGAGAAGAAAGATAGGCAATGGTCAAACATTTCATTACCATGAACCTACTGGTGAGTTTGCTATAGAACACATCGAAAATATACAACCCCTTTTAGACCAAAATAAAAAACTTCAAAATGAAGACCATAGTATACGAGACGAGTTTAGACTCTCTGCTCGTATACCTATGACTGTAGTTTATGAATGGAAAAGACTATTTGGGGTTGATGTATATAAAAAAGACCACGCACAAGCAGTAAAAAAATTATTAAACAGTCCTGATTACAGGTATCTAAAGACAACCAATAGGCGCATATAATGGCAATATCGAATTACTCAGAACTTAAATCAGCTATCGCTGACTGGTTAGATAGAACAGATTTAACTGACCAAATACCTGATTTTATTACACTAGCAGAAGCTAGACATAAAAGAGATTTTAAACTTAGAAGAATGGAAACAAGGGTTACAGCAGATACTATAGCTGATACCGAGTATTATACATTGCCTGATAATTATGTTGCTATGCGTAATATACAACTAAATACTGACCCTAAAACATCTTTAGAATATTTAACACCTGAACAAATGGACAGAATTTATGCAGGAAGCAATAAAGGCAAACCTAAAGCATACAGTATCATTGGTAATGATATACAATTAAGACCAACACCTGATAGCGCATATGAAATAGAAATATTATATTTTAAACACTTTACTGCTTTATCAGATTCAGCACCTACTAACGAGATGCTAACAAACCATCCTGATATTTATTTATATGGCTCATTAGTAGAAGCAGAACCTTATTTACAAAACGATAAACGAATTCAAACATGGGCTAGTTTCTATGATAGAGCAAAGAAAGATATAATAGACTCTAATGAAAGAGATAGACACTCAGGTGTAGCTCCTACAACAAGAGTTGATTACGGATTATATTAATGACAGTTTGGGCAGAACAATCTACAACTAGTACCAACTGGGAACTAGAGGGAACATTTTTTTTTAAAACAGAAGATGATTTGTTCTTTTTTGCAACAGAAAACAATATTATTTTTGAGCAAGAAAACATACCAGTATTAACAGTTGATGATTGGATAGTACAATCGACAACAGCAACCACATGGACATAAATGGCAAATAAGAAATTTTCAGAATTAACAGAAGTTACCACCCCGAATAGTGCATCTATATTTGCTACAGCTTACGATGGGGATAACTTTAAAGTTACACTAACAAACATAGCTGCAAACATGCCGTCTATCACTACAAGTGGCACAGTTACAGCTACAACACTTACCACAGAAACATTGACAACTACAGGTAATACATCAATAGGTGGAAATCTTGCAGTTACTGGAGAAACCACATTACAAACTCATCTTAACATGGGTGATAATGACAAAATTAAACTTGGTGCTAGTGCAGATTTAGAAATATTTCATAACGGCTCTGATAGTTATATTAGAGATGTTGGTACAGGTAATTTAACTGTGCAAGGTTCATCTTATTTAACTTTAAGAGGTGCTACTACAGTAGGTGTTTCTATTCAAGATTCTGCTGGTGTAAGTCTCAAACATAATGGAACAGAAAAAATAGTTACTACAAGTAGTGGTGCTACAGTATCAGGAACTTTAACAGCTACAGCATTTACAGGAAATGTTACAGGAAATGTTACAGGAAATGTTACAGGTTCAGTTACAGGTAACGCAGATACAGCTACAGCTTTAGCTACAGGTCGTACAATAGGTATGACAGGTGATGTTACTTGGACTTCAGCATCTTTTGATGGTACAGGTAATGTAACAGGCACAGCTTCTATAGGAAGTGGTGTTATTGTTAATGCCGATGTCAATGCAAGTGCTGCAATAGATGCAAGTAAAATACATGATGGCACAGTTTCTAATACAGAATTTGGATATTTAAATGGTGTTTCTTCTGCAATACAAACGCAGATGGACACAAAGATTACAGCTAGTTCTACAGATACTCTAACGAATAAGACTATTAACACAGCTAGTAATACGATTACAATAGTAGAAGCAGATATATCTGATCTTGGCTCATATATCACAGCATCTTCTACAGACACACTAACTAATAAGACATTTGATGCTAATGGAACAGGCAATAGTCTTTCTAATGTTGAGGTAGCAGATTTAGCATCAGGTGTTCTTGATACAGATATATCAAGTGTTTCTGCATCTGATGATACACTAGCATCAGCAAAAGCAATCAAGACTTATGTAGATGCACAAGTTACAGCACAAGACCTAGACTTCCAGGCAGATACAGGTGGTGCATTATCTATTGACCTAGATACTGAAACACTAACCTTTACTGGTGGTACAGGTATAGATACAAGTGGTAGTGGTAATGCAGTTACCTTTGCGATTGATTCAACTGTTGCAACTTTATCAGGCACACAAACACTAACTAATAAAACAATCAATAGTGCGTCAAATACAATAACGATTACAGAATCAAACATATCTGATCTTGGAGCTTACATAACTGCAAGTTCAACTGACACCCTAACTAATAAGTCAGGAAGCAACAGTCAATGGACTAACGATGCAGGATATATTACAGCTTCATCTACAGATACACTTACCAATAAATCAGGTAACATATCTCAATGGACAAATGATTCATCATACTTAACTGGAAACCAAACAATAACATTAAGTGGTGATGCAAGTGGTAGTGGCACAACAGCTATTACAGTTACAGTTGCAGATGATTCGCACAACCATATCATATCTAATGTCGATGGATTACAAACAGCACTAGATGGCAAGGTAACAGAAACTGCTAGTACAGGAAGTGCCGAAATACCTGTAGGTACAACAGCACAAAGAGATGGCTCACCTGCAACTGGTATGTTTAGATTTAACTCTACAACAACAGGATTCGAGGGCTACGATGGTAGTGCTTGGGGTGCAATCGGTGGTGGAGGTGGTGCTACTGGAGCAGGTGGAGACGAAGTATTTCAAGAAAACGAAAGAGTAGTTACAACCAACTATACTTTATCTACTGGCAAATCAGCTATGTGCGTTGGACCATTAACGATTAATACAGGGGTTACAGTAACAATCCCATCAGGAGAGAGGTTAGTTATCTTATGACAGTTAAAATTAATGCAGATACATCAGACGGATTAAAGTTTGTATCTGATACAAGTGGGGAAATAGACCTACAAACCAATGGTACAACTAAAGTACACATGGATAGTTCAGGTAATGTAGGTATAGGGTATACGTCACTTACAAGTAAACTAACAGTGAACAGGGACCAGTCTTCAGGTGTTGCTGATCTTCTTACTTTACGTGATGGAAGTGCAGGTGCAACTTTTAATATGCAGACATATTCTGACCCATCATTCGGAACTGCAAACCGATTTGATTTTAGTGGAGCATATTTAGCATTCCGAAGGTCAGGCACAGAAGCTATGAGAATAGATTCTAGTGGTAATCTGTTATGTAATTCAACGTCATTAGGTTTTGCAAACCAAACAGCAGTACAAATTCAAACTGTATCAACAGGTTTAATTAGTATTCAACATCTTAATACTGAAACAAATGGCTCAGCTTATATGTGGTTTACTCATAATGGGGGAGCAATTGGTTCTATTACACAAAATGGAACAACAGGTATTTCATACAATGTAAATTCTGATTATAGATTAAAAGAAAATGTAGATTATACATTTGATGCAACATCAAGATTAAAACAACTCAAACCTTGTAGATTTAATTTTAAGGCAGATACAGATAGGATAGTAGATGGATTTATAGCACACGAAGTATCCGATATAGTGCCTGAAGCAGTTACAGGTGAAAAAGATGCTACAAAAGTACAAGATGTGTATGATGATGATGGTAATGTTACAGGCACAGAAACAGTACCTGATTATCAAGGAATTGACCAAAGCAAACTCGTACCTTTATTAGTCAAAACTTGCCAAGAACAACAAACCATCATAGAAGATTTGCAAACAAGAATTACAGCATTGGAGAGTGAATAATGGCACTAACTTTACATGGTACAGTATCAGATAACACAGTAGCTTTAGATCGTAAGACTGCTACTCCATTGATTATAAATGGTGATATGGCGATTTGGCAAAGAGGTGCATCATTATCATCTGATAGTGGTAACTATGCTTGTGATAGGTTTTGGTATGCAGGTACAGGCATGACATCACAACGAAGCACAGATGTTCCAAGTGGTAAGGGTTTTATTTATTCTAATAAATTGACTTATGGCTCGGCAGATATGGCTATAGGACAACCAATAGAGTTACCTGCTACAGGCAAACAAGGAAATTTGATTTCAGGACAAACATTAACAGTCGCATTTTATGGCAAAGTAGATTCAGGCACAGAGGGTATTGGTCTAGCAATAAATTTTAGAAATGGTAAGTTTGATAGTACTGACCAACAGGCATTTACAATATCAGATAATTCAGTGACACTTACAACGAGTTGGCAAAGATTTACAAA